GTTCGGGCCTAGTGGTAGCCTCGATCTCCCACTACAGGAGGTTCGTATGACCGCAGAAGAAAAGCAGGTTTGGGATATTTATTTTGCAGCAGCAGCGTCGGCCGAGTTATCGAAGCCTGCACAAACTGGGTCTGGGCCGCTATCTGCCTTGGCCGGAACTCCGCAGGCTCGCATCAATCGAGCTGCACAAGCTGCGGATCTGATGCTCGAAGAGCGCAAAAGACGATGAAGTAAAGCCTCAGGAGCGATCATGGCCACCTTCTACGACGATATGGCCGTGATGGCTCTCGATCTCATCACCGAATTCGGTCAGCCAGTCACCCTTCGCGACACCATCAAAGGCGAGTACGACCCGGCCACCGGTAGCACCGGACCAGACACGGTCATCGAGCGCTCGGCCCACGGCATCCTGCTCGATTTCACCGGTCAGGAATTCCAGACCAACAACCTCATCACCGCCGGCGACAAAAAGCTGAAGATCGCCGCGAGCGGGCTCAATGCGCCGCCAACGCTCCTCAGCAAAGCGATCATTCAGGTCAAGACTTGGTCGATCATCCCCCCGCTGAAAGAGATCAACCCGGCCGGCACGCCCTTGTTGTATGAGCTGCAGGTGCGCGCGTGAGCCGCGCGGGTACTGGGCGGTCCGGTAGCTTTGCCTTGAGCCTCGCCCAGTTCGCTCAGCAGGCCAATGAGGCCATCGACGCAAGCTTGCGCGAGATCATCATCGAAGTCGGCAATAGCGTCATCCGCATGTCCCCGGTCGGTAACCCGGAGATCTGGGCCGCAAACGTCGCGCACCGCGAACAGAACACGCGCGCCGCCGATGACTACGACTTCAAGGTGGCCGTACGCAACACCGTCATCAATCTGGACGACAGCAACTTCACCAGGTCCGGCAAGCTCCGCAAAGGCATCAAGTACGCCAAGCCGCTCACCAAGGCGGAGAGAGTGCAGAACTTCAATGTGAACGGGCTGGTCGCTGGCCGGGGCTACGTCGGCGGGCGCTTTCGTGGCAACTGGATGTTCAGCATCGGCAGCCCGGACAACGCCACAACAGATGAGGTCGACCCGAGCGGGCGTAACGCTTCGGCGCGCATCACGAATGGCGCGCTCGAGTTCAAGGCGGGAGAGACGGCCTACATCACCAACTCACTGCCCTATGCCATTCCGCTGGAATACGGCCACTCAACCCAGGCGCCGGGCGGCATGGTGCGCATCACCGTCGCGCGCTTTCAGCAGATCGTGCTGGAGGCCATCAGGAACAATCAGTTATGAGCCACAAAATCATCCGCTCGCTGTTCGAGCAACGCCTTGCCGCGTGGGCCGCGGCGCGCAAGCTACGCATCGCCTATCAGGGCGTCACCTTCAATCCGCGCCCAGATGAAACCTACCTCGCGGCCTTCACGCTGCCTGCCGGCACGAGCGCCAACACGCTGGCCGGCGACCACCGCGTCTATACCGGCGTGTTTCAAGTCAACATCATCACGCCCGCGGGCAACGGCGCCGGCGATGCGGAAGGGCTGGCAGACGAGCTCGCCGAACTGTTTCCCGTTTACCTGCGGCTGAGTCAGGCCGACTTCAAGGTCATGGTACTGACCCCCGTCGAGCCTGGGCCTGCCGTCCAGGCTGACAACACCCTCGCCGTGTCGGCGTCGTTCCAATACCGCGCCGACACCGACTAATCGCCCATGGGGCGCATCTCAACCTCGCCGCGTGCGGGGTTTTTCATTTCTGCACGAGGACAAACCCAATGAGCGCGATTCTTCCCAACGGCGCGATCTTCGAGATTGCCGCCACAAACAGCCCGCCGACAGACTTCACTGCGATCACCAACGCCAAGCCGCCGGAGGTCACGGCGCCCGGCCACGGATTCAACGACGGAGACGTGTTGGTCGTGACGTCCGGCTGGACCCGTCTCAACGACAAGGTCGTACGGGTCGCGAACTCCGCCGCCGACAGCTTCACGCTGGAGGGAATCGACACCACGAAAACCACTGTGTACACAGCCGGGTCGGGCATCGGAGCTGTTCGCGCCGCCACCGGGTGGGCGCAAATCAGCCAGGTCACCGACAACAACAGTTCCGGCGGCGAACAGCAGTTCGCGACGTTTGGTTTTCTGGAGGAGTCGGACGATCGGCAGCTGCCAACCACCAAGAACCCCATCACCCTGACCCTTACCGTCGCCGATGACGACAGCCTGCCGTACGTGGCACCTGTGGAAGCGGCGGATGACGATCGTGAGCCGCGCGTGTTGCGCCTGACCCTGCCGAACGGCGCCACCATCTACTACAACGCCTACGTGTCGATCACGCCGACCCCGACGCTCACCCGCAACAACGTCATGGCCCGCGTCATCACCCTGTCGTTGGCCTCCCGTCCGACGCGTTACAAGGGGGCTTGATCCATGGCCACCAGGTTCAAGATTGCCCAGGCCGCGACGTTCAAAGCGGACGTCGAGATCCCCCGCGTCGGTGGCACCACGATCCAGGTGTCGTTCGAGTTCAGGTACCGCGACCGCAAAGCGTTGGCGAAGCTGTTCGCCGGCTGGCAGCAGGCTGCAGAGCGTGATCAAGAGCGCTTAAAGCAGAAGGGAGACGAGGTCACGTTGATCGACATCACCGACGCCCACATCGAGCGCCAGATCGAGCAGGTCAGCGAGTTGGTCGTTGGCTGGGGCTTCGACGACGCCTTCACGCCGGACGCGGTTCGCGCACTGGTGGAGACCTCCGCCGGCGCCGGCGATGCCATCGTCACGGCTTACCAGAATGCTTTCGCGGTGGCCCGCCTGGGAAACTGAGGACGGTCGCGCGCCTGATGTACGAGGCCGGGCCATCCGACGCCGATCTCGCGGCTTTCGGGCTGACACGTGCCGATGTTCCGGATGAAGAGTTCGGGGTCTTTCCCGATGCCTGGCCGGCCTTCGTGACGTTCAACGCGCTGTCCACACAATGGCGCACCGGCTTCGGCGGCGCCGTTGGCCTGGACTACGGCGTCATCGGCGACGTGACCACCTTCCTCGGCTTCAGCAAAAAACAGACGGCGACGCTTTTCCCGGACCTTCAGGTGATGGAGGCCGAGGCGTTGCTCGTGATGAGCGAATCGAAATAGCGGAGCACGCATGTCGGGAACAATCGCAGAATTGGGCATCGCAGTTGATTCCGGGGATGCCGTCCAGGCCGCGACCGATCTGGATAAGCTTACGGAAGCCGGCAACAAGGCGGAGAAAGCCGCCGACGATGTCACTGCCGGCTTCAAAAAGACTGCCGATGCGGCAGACAAACTGGCCGAAGCCGAGGCCCGGGCTGCGCAGGCGACGGCTGATGCGAAGGCTCGACTGCTCGAGACCGCTACTGCCTCGCTGAAGAACAGCGAGTATTACCAGCGGCTGACCACCAGCGTGACCGGCACCGCCACTGCGATGGACGCGAGCCGGGATTCGACCGCGAGCCTGGCTGCGCTGCAAAAGCGCCTTCAGGCCGAATCGGACGCGCTCGTCGGCACCAATCAACAGGCCGCCCGGGCCGCGAAAGAGGCCGCTGCCGCTACGGGGGTTCAGGCTGACGGTTTGCAGGCGCTGCTGGGCAAGATCAGCCCGGCCATGGCTGCACTGCAAAAGCTCGATGACCAGCAAGAGCAACTGAACAAACATCGCAAGGCCGGGACCATTGGCGAGGACGAGTTCAAGACCTATTCGGCCGACATCGATGCCGCGCGGCAGAGGATCAAAGGGATGGGCGATGAAACCTCGACGTTCAGCCTCAAGACCAAGCGTGCGCGGGAAAGTGTGCTCCAGTTGGGCAACGCGTTGGCTGAGGGCGACTTCCGCGTTGCGGCTCACAACTTACTCGACATTGGGACAAGCGCCGGTGCTTCAGCGCTGCGCCTGGCGGGCATGCTCGCGCCCATCGCCGCAGTGGGCGCGGTGCTGGCTACGCTGGGCATTGCGTACTACAAGGGCGCGGAAGAAGCCAACCAGTTCAACCAGTCGCTGATCACGACCGGCCATGCAGCGGGTGTCAGTGCGGGGCAGCTGGGTGCGATTGCTCGGCAGGTCAGCGCAATCGTGGGCACCACCGGCGCCGCTGCCGAGGTGCTCGCGACGCTGGCGGGCAATGGCAAGATCGCCGGGGAAAGTTTCGGCGCGATCACCCAGGCCACTGTCGGCATGCAGGAGGCGACCGGCGCCGCAGTCAACGCGACCATCGCCGAGTTTGTGAAGCTGGCAGACGACCCGGTCAAAGCCTCCGCCGCGCTCAACGAGCAATACCACTATCTGACGGCCTCCGTGTACTCGCAGATTGCCGCGCTGGAAGAGCAGGGCGACCACGCTGGCGCCGTCAAGCTTGCGACCGAGCAGTACGCGGACGCGATCAACGAACGTACTCCGAAGATCCTCGAAAACCTGAGCATCTGGGAGCGTGCTTACCTGAAGGTGGCGAAGGCCGCCGATACCTTGAAAAATCTCGGTCGACGGGACCTCGACTCGGATATCCAGAACGCAAAGGCGAGTCTTCTCGAAGCGCAGAGCATGGACGGTCTGTTTCAGTCCAAAACGTCCAAAGATGCCTTGGTCGAGTTTCGCCAATCCCAGCTGAATTACCTGGTCCTGCAGCGCGATGCCGAGGCCTCCCGGACCGAATACCTGGGCAAGCAAGCGAAGCTGGAGCAGGACTCAATCGCTGCAATGGGCAAGGTCGATGCCCTGACGAAGTCGTCGCTGACTAACGAGCAAAAACGCACCGAGGCTCTTGAGGATTACAAGAAGTCCCTGGACGCTATCCGCGAGACGGATCCGAACGACCCTAGGCTGGCGCAGTCGGCGATCGACAAGAACGTCGCCAACATCAAGAACAAATTCAAAGACCCCAAAGCCCCGGCCACTCAGCCTGACCTGACCGGGTTCAACGATGCTCAGAACCGCCTGAAGTCGATCACCGGTCACTACCAGAACCTGGAAAAGGAGCTGGAAGCGGCGCAGAAAGCTGGCCTGGTGTCTGCCGAGTCCTACAGCAGCAAGCGCATCGCCATCGCCGAGCAGCAAAAGGGCGACGTGACGGCGGCGTATGAAGCTGAGATCGCCGCCCTCGAGTCAGCACGCGGGAAATCCTCGACCACCGCTCAGCAGCGCATCCAGCTGGACCAGAAGATCGCCGACGCCCGCACCAACATGGTCAAGGCTCAGAAGGATGCGGACTCCCACCTCACGGTACTGGCGACCGAAGAAGAAGGCAGGCTGGCGAAGCAAACGCGCTCTGTCGATGCCTACGTTCAGGCGCTAGGACAGCAGCAGAAAGCGCTCGCGCTCGCGGGTCAACGCGCCGTCGTAGGTGTGGGCCGCGGCGATCGCCAGAACGCGCTGGACGGTGAGCTGAACAGCCAGCAAGACCGGTTCGCCCAGCAGGCGCTGGCTTTGGAAAATCAACGGTCCGACCCCTCCCGCGACATGTCGGACGATGAGTACGCCCAGAAGTCTCAGGCCCTGGCCGATGCCAACAAAAAGGCCACCGACCAGATTCGCCAGAACTACGCCGACGTCGAAGCCGCGCAGGGCGATTGGACCAAGGGCGCCACATCAGCCTGGGAAAACTACCTCGACAGTGCCCAGAACGTTGCCGGACAGACCAAGAGCCTGTTCACCAATGCCTTCAGCGCGATGGAAGACGCAGTGGTCAACTTCGCGCTGACCGGCAAGCTGTCGTTCTCGGACTTCGCCAAGTCCATCCTCGCCGATATGGCGCGCATCGCGGCTCGGCAGGCGGCATCCTCGCTGCTCGGTTCATTGGTCGGCGCCGGGATGAGTTTATTCAGCGGCGGTGGCGCCGGTGCCGGGGCTCAGTCGTTGGGAGCGAGCCAGGCCGGGTATTCATCGGCTTATTTTCCCCAGGCCAAGGGTGGCGCGTGGTTGGATGGCGTGCAGATGTTCGCCAAGGGCGGGGCGTTCAGCAACGGCATCGTCAGCTCGCCCACCGCGTTCGGCATGGCGGGCGGCGGCAAAGGCGTGATGGGCGAAGCGGGGCCGGAAGCCATCGTGCCCCTGACCAGAACCAGCAGCGGTGCGCTCGGGATTCGCTCAGTCGGCGGTGGCGGGTCAACAATCCAGATCAATGCGCCGGTCAGCGTGGTCACCGAGGACCGCAGCTCGGAAGGCATGGCACTGGATCAGACCGCACTTGCGCAGAACCTTCAGACACAAATCAAACAGGCCGCCGAGAAGGCCGTTGCCGATTCGTGGCGGCCCGGCGGCGTGAGCTTCCGGCAGTCGAGGACCTGACATGGCGATCGAGACGTTCACCTGGCCGACCCAGTTTGGCGATACGCCGGACATCAGCTGGCGCACCCGCAAAT